CTACGCCGACGCGGCCGCCGCTGGCCTCGGCGTCTACAGTGGCATCAAGTCTGGCGGCGCGGGCGGCGCTCTTACGGCTGTCGGATCGGCGGCTGGCGGCGCGGGCCTGCTGCTGCCTATGCTCTCGAAGTCGCTCAACCTCGCCGGTCCCATCGGCGGGGCCATCGCCATCGGCGCGACTCTGGCAATGGCGTTTCTGCCCGACCCCAAGGAAGCCCGGCGGCGCGCCCTCGAGGAGCAGGGCAAGCAGCGCGCATACGACGAGGCCACTGGCGCGGATCACGTCGCGGACATCTACGGGCGGCGCTCGGACTACTCGCGCCGCGGCGATGTGCGGGTGTACATGACGGTGAACGCGCTCGACTCGCAGAGCATCGTGGACCGCCAGGAGGACATAGGGGAGGCCGTCCGCCAAGCTCTAAGTAGTTATCCTCCGCTCACTCTCGACATCAGGGGAGCCGCCCTCGGGGCCTGATGGCCGCGTACCCCACGCTCAGCAGCGGGCGCACGTTCCTGGCCCCGCTGATGCGCGCCACGCGCTACCCGGTGCGGGTGCTGCCGTTCGCTGACGGCTCCGAGCAGCGGTTCAGGATCGCGCCTCCACTGGAGCGGTTCGCGCTGAAGCACGAGGGCATCACGACGGCGGACCGTGACCTGCTGGCCGCGTTCTTCGCTGGCCGCAAGGGCGACTACGGAGACATCGAACTCACGATGAACGGCACGACGTACACCTACCTACGCCTCGAGGCCCCGGCCTTCGCAGCCACGCAGCGGGCCGATCACCTCTGGGACGTGACGCTCGCTTTGCAGCAGTGGAGGAAGGCATGAGCACATTCCCGGCTCTCGGGCTGCAACTGCCGTACACCGCGAAACTCGCGGCCGTCACTGCGAAAGTGATCGGCGCGGCGGGGCAGCAGTATGTCTACTATCACGACGCCAACCCGGTGCGCGCGTGGGATCTGTCCTGGGCCGTTCTCACGGCTGCCGAGGTATCGACGCTTCGCACGTTCTTCAATTCGATGGGCGGCGCGTGGGACGTGTTCACCTTCACTGACCCGGACAGCGCCGTTGAATATCCAAAGTGCCGTTTCGCGGATGAGGAGTTCGCCCTGACTCACAACGCCGACGACACGTTCGCGCTGAAACTGACAGTCCAAGAGTTCCGATAGATGCCCACCGCACTGACGACGATCAACATTGCGAAAGAACAGGCGGCGACCTACCAGCCGCTGCTGCTGGCGAAGTTCGCCTTCGCCGACGGGGCGATCCTGCGTCTGTCTACCCACCCTCTCAACGTGGCGGAGGGCGGCGCGCAGTACGGTGGCGTGGACTGGCTCGGGCGCATCAGCGAGCAGTCCATCCAGCAGGTGCAGGCGCTGTCGGAGACGGGCGTGGACCTCATCCCGAACGTCACACTCGCGCTGGCAGATCCCGACGGATACCTCTACAGCAACTGGGAGACGCCCGCCGCGCGTGGGTTCAAGGGCGCGGAACTCATCCTCCAGCTCGTCTTCTACGATCCCATCGGGGGCGCGTTCTCGTCCGACTCCCGCATCCCGTTCATCGGCATCTGCGAGCACCCGGCCAGCGATGCCGCCAAACTCACTGTCTCTGCCGTGGCGAAGACCGGCCTGATGCGGGCGCTGCTCCCTGTTGTGCCGATCCAGCAGCGGTGTCCGTGGACTAACCCAACCACGACGGCACAACGCGCGACTGCTGACAACGAGGACTCACCGTACTACGAGTGCGGCGAGACGCGCGACCTCGCCACCGCCCCTCCGTGCGAGTACACCACGGCCACCTGCACGCGCCTGAACCGCCGCGGGAACATCACCTACACCGCGCCGGCCGGAATGCGTGTGCGCGAGTACACGAGCGGCAACTGGGCCGATGTGAAAGGCACGACGAACGAGGCCGCGTACGGTGACCGCATCCCGATGCTCTACGGCACGGCGTGGCTCGAGCCGCCCATCCTGAGCGCGATCCCCGACGGCAACTACCTGCGCGGCGAGTGCATCGTCTGCCTGGGCGCCGCAGAAGTCCTCAAGGTCGCCGTCAACGGCATCCAACTCTCCGCTGCCAACCAGCCGGACGGCACGCCATACAGCGCAGCAAACAGGGACTTCCGCTTCCACTTCATCAACGCGGGCAACCGCGACGGGGCGCCCAATGCCGACGTGCCGTGGTCCGGAGGCGGGGACCCCTACGGGTCCATGACGGCCATCATGTTCGTGCTGCCGCGCCTGAGCGGCGGCGGCGAGGGCATCCCACGCGTGCGTGTCCTGGCGCGCAGCAAGTCGCTGCGCAAGTACGCCGCCCTGACCCAGATCGTCGTGGCCAGCAACGTGGCCACCGCAACGCTGGTTGGACCCAACATCGATATCGCGAGCAACGATCCGGCCTGGCCGTTCGAGATTTTCGACACGAACGGCACCACGATCAACGCGGAGTGGACGGGCCTGACCAACTGGACCAACGGGCCTCCCGGCACGTTCACCTTCACGACGGCTGGCGTGGCGGACGGCACGTACACGGGCGGGTTCGTGCGGTACAAGGCGGCCACCGAAAACGTCGCCTGGATCATCGCTGACCTGCTCACCTGGACCAACTACAAATACGCCGACCTGGACATCGCCTCGTTCTGCGAGGTGGCTGCGGTGATCGAGGCGCGCCCCTGCGCGACGGTGCTGCGGCAGCGCCGGAGTGCCGCTGAGATCATTCGCGCACTGCGGCAGGCCCACGGGCTGCTGCTCGTGCCGGAGCACGGCTCGGGCAAGCTGCGGCTCAGCGTCAAGCGCACGCTTGCTGACCAGCAGCCGGCCACGATCAGCGGCTCAAACTACGACACTCCCATTGCATCTGTTACGGCGGCTGGTGGCGCGACGAACGGTTACGCGGCCTACCGATTCGATGCGGCCGCAATCCTGCGCACAGACCTCCCGATCAGCCTGAAGGAGTTGACGCGCGCCGGCGCGGACGCGCCCAACCGCATCCAACTTGCATTCCAGGACCGTGAGCGCGACCATGCCGTCTCGACCGTGAGCGTGATCGACTCCGACGATACAGCCCGCATGGCCGGCCAGGAGATCAGCGGCAACCTCTCCGTGCAGCCCGAGGGCCTCACGTCCTACGCCGACGCGATGCGCGCCGCACGGGTGAGCCTGGCAGAGATCCATCGCGGCAACACGGACGGCGACACGCGGGGCACGAGGGTTTTCGAGTGGGAGACATCCTTCCGCGCGCTGCACTTGCGCGTGGGCCAGATCGTCCTCCTCCATGACGCCCTCAAAGGACTCACCAACCAGCCCGTCCGCATCACCAAAATACAGCCTGCCCAAAACTACGAGACGGTGAAACTCACCGGCCACTGGCACGACGATGAGTGGTACACCGACGCCTACGCAGCCTCCGCCGTGCTGGCCAACCGGCGAGAGGAACAGGCGCGGCGAGGCACTCCGTTTGTCTGGGCACCGAACGCCGTTGCGGGCGTGACCGGCGATGCGTGGTATCCGGCTGGCCGGAACACGTTCAGCGCGTACCAGCAGTACGTGGAGCAGGCGGACGGGTCGCAGACGTGCAAACTCCGCATTGCGGGCGCGCTGCCACAGAACCGCATCCTCTCCGCGCTCACTCCTCCGGTCGTGCCGCTCCAGGCTTCCACGTCGCCCACGGGCGGGCAGCTCGTCGGGTCACGCTCCTACTTCTTCGCGCTCGCGCCCAAGGACGCCGGCGGAGCCATCGGCCCGCTCTCGCCGGTCATCCGCGCGGACATCACGGACGCCGGCGCAGCGAACAGCATCACGCTGGCTGGTCTGGCCTGGGACGCCGCAACGGCAGGCTGGGTGCTCTACGGCGGGACCTCGCACCTGAGCCTCTGCGCACAGCAGGAAGCCAGTGGAACGCCCTCTAGCATCACGTTCACCGGCGCATTGCAGCGCGCGTCGTTCGGCCCGCCCGACCCGGCGTTTGACAGCCTGCGGCTCGCCATCACGCGCGTCCGAGTGGCCGGCGCGTACACGGGCGCTGTGTCCGTCCGTACGTCGAACAGCCTCACATTCCCCGGCGTCTCATGGGCCACGAATCAATGGGCCGGGCGCGTCGTCTCTATCCTGGCGGCGGTCGATGGCGGTTACGCGCCGCTGTGCCACCTCGCCATCGCCAGCAATACCGGCGACACGCTCACGGTATCCGGCTCGCCACTGACCGCAGGGGTGGCTGTGGGCGACTGGGCGACGATCCGTCTGGCTGTGTCCGAAGGCGGCGCCACGCTCACGGATACGCTGCTCGCCCTCGCGGTCAACGCGGAGATTGGCAAGATCGCCCGCGTGATCGAAGGCGCGGGCGCGGGCCAGGAGCGGCGGATCGTCTCGAACACGGCCACGGCGATCACGATGGAATCAGCATTCAGCGCCGCCCTTGCCGCGGACTCCATTGTCGTGGTCGAAGAACCTCTCCCCGACCTGACTCTCGACTCCGCCTCGCAACAGGCGACGGCGCCGGGCGTCATCGACCTTGACGCCGCGCTGCCCAATTACGACGGGCAGACAGTGGCCGTGCGCGTCGGTACGGTGTCCGCATCGGGCGAGGCTGTCCCGGAGTGGATGTGGCCGCGCCGTGAGGTGTACGTCGCCGGTGGCTCCGCTGTCATCACGGGGTCGATCACCTACTAACATGCCAGACACACCCTACACCGGCGCCCTGCCGCGGAACATCTTTGACAAACTTGGAGAACTCCCCTCCGTCCGCGACTTCACCTCGATCCAGGCCGCCATCGACAACTCCGTCACGGACGGCTCGTTCACGCTGTTCGTGCCGTGGGGCGACTACACGTTCTCTGAGACGCTCTCAATCCCCAGCGGCTTCACGCTGATCGCATTGGGGCAGGGCGACCGCTGGCGCAGTGCGAGACAGCACTGCCGGTTTCTCTACACCGGCTCGGGCGCGGCGATCAAACTCCAGCCGACGGCGGGCACGGGCATCAGTAGCGTGGCCATCATCGGCATCGAAGTGGACTGCGCGGGCGCGGCGGCGGACACAGACGGCCTGCTCCTGGACGCCTCTGCTGCTGGCGTGACCTACGTCGAAAACCTGCTGGTTGAGCGATGCACGTTCCGCAACTGTCGTCGCGCCATTCACTCCCACGGGACCGTGTTCGACGTGACCCTGCGCCGCGTCTCCATTCTCGATTGCACTGGCGACCTGATCTATGTGAACTGTGCCGACGTGGGCGCAGGGCAGCCCTCGCAGTGGCGCGTTGACGACTGCTGGCTCGTGCCGACGCTCGACGGGCAGCGCGGCTTCCGCCTTGTGGGCGGATCACTCGCTGGCCTCAGTTTTATCGGCGGGACTATCGCCGAGGGCGGCGCGGGGCAGTGTATTGGCATTGACACGAACGGCCACCTGAACATCTTTGGGACTAACTTCGAGGGACTGGCGAAGTACGACGACCCCTCGGTAGACACAGGGACGGACACGCTCGCCAGCGCCACGCACCCGTGGCAGAACAACGACCTCGTGCGCGTGACGACCGCCGACACGATGCCAGGCGGCGTGGTAGTGAACACCGACTACTACGTCGTCGGCCGCACGGGGACCAGCTACCAACTCAGTCTCTCGCCGGGCGGCGCGGCGGTGGATATCACAAGCGCCGGCAGCGGCATCCGCGTGAGCAACCGGCCCGACTCGATTGGCATCCGCTACAAGGGCAGCCTGGGCGGGTCATTCACGGGGAAATGTATCAACTGGGGCATCGGTATTCAGATCGGCGACCCCACGGCAAAAGCGAACTTCGCCGCGCACTTCGAGGTCCACCCGATCCTGTCGAACAACGGCTGGGACGTGCAGATCGTAGACGGCGGCTCACGCGGCCAGTCGAAGATATTTGCCACGGGCGGCGGCGGCTCTTACGTGAACGACCTCCGCGCCTCGGTGGACGGGGTGACAACGGAATTGATGCGGCTTGATGGGCATGTGCGACTCGGCGGCCTAAATCTCAGTACCACCGGCACCGTCCGTGCCCTCCAGTTGGCACTCGATACCGACACGCCGGGCTACTACCTGGACGTGCGCGGCGCATTCACCGGTGTCGAGAGCGGGATCATCGCCGGGATCGCCGGGAAGTTTTTAGTGGGGAAATCTGGACCGACGAGCGCTGACGATCTCGGCAAGATCATCCTCGTCTCGAAGGGTGGGCGCAAACTCGAACTCAATACCCACGAGACAGACACGCCTGGCGCGGAGATCAAAAACAGTTATGGCGTCCTGCGGATGAACCCGGCGACGGTGTTGTCGATCCCGGCGACTAAGGCGTTGGGCATCGGCACAGTCGAAGGCGACCAGCCGCTCCACATCTACCGTGCGACTAACCCGCGCATGGTGTTCGAGGAGCCGATTGATGGCATTGGCTCCGCGTTCGCGGGCATTGGTGGCGCGCGCGACGGTGGCAGTGGGCGCAAGGGCAAACTGATCTTCTACACGAATGCCAGCGACGGGACTACGGACAACTCCGTCGTTGCCGGTTGGGTTGATTCGGACGGCTTCCTGCACCTCGGCAACGACAACGCCCGGATCATTTTCTACAGCGGCAACCCGCACGGGGTCCTGGGTGCGCCGACGGGTTCGCTCTGTCTGGCAAGTAACGGTTCAACATACGTCAAGACCGCCGCCGACTCGACCTCCTGGGCGGCCATCGCTGGGGCTGCTGTCGAGGTGAAGTCGCTGCTTGCCTATGATGCGGCAGGTGCATCCTATGTCCGAGCGAAGGCGGGCGGTGCGCAGGGCACAACTCCGCTCCTGGAGGCACAGGACTCGGGCGGGACAAAGCGATTCAGCGCCGACGTGAACGGCGATGTGTACTGCCGCCAGATCGACGCACAGGGCGCTGCGACGATCCGCAATGATGCTACCGGGCCCGTGCTGACGCTTAAAAGCAACGCCGGGCTGGAACTGTTAAATGTCGCAAATGACAGCACTATTTCCAGCATCGGAAACGCCTTCTTCGGTGGGACGCGGCTGAATGCGGCCACGGCGACGGGCGCAGGCAAGGCGCTCGCCACAAAGGCCGCGGATGGCGACATTGAAGGCGTCACGGGCGCGGCGGTCACGGGGCAGGCTCTCGTTACAGCGCTGACGCCCAGTTCGACCGGGACCATCCCCACCGCCGTGGACACGACAGGGATGACGGGCGACGTACTCGCCGTCGCCGACAAACTGAATGCGCTCATCGC